ATCACGGCGCTCTTGCTCATCGGCTCGAAGCCCGTCTTGGCGGTGTCCTTCGCCTTCGCGCCCGCTTCCTGGTCCGAACGCGCCTCAAACACGGCCCGCGTCTTCAATGGCGGAAAGCCGACATACGCCTCTTTCCACGCGGCCCAAAACTCCGCATCGACGGGGGTTAGGGTATACGGGCGGGGAGGAACAAACAGACCGCTTTCCAACTTCGTTTCGTAAGTCCCGGCCAGCTTCACCGTGAGGTTGCGGTTCTTCGGATGGTGCAGCACAAGGCCGTTCGGTAGACGGCAGCCAATGAGGATCGTTTCCTTTGCCATTGTTCCCTTTCAAGGAGCGGCGGTAAGCCGCGCTGAGGCCGCATCTCTGCGACTCCTGTTGGACTGCTAGACGCCAAGCAACTGCGCAATCAAGAACGGCCTGAAAATGATCGTTCCCCAGGTTCCCTGGCTCGTCTTCTGCCGGAAGCTGGACTCCTTCACGATGATCGGATGCGCCCGAAGTTTCTCGGTAAAGGCGGTGGTCGCAGTGCGCTGGCCGGCCATTTCGTCAGCGATCAACTGCACCAGGTTCCCCGATGTGGTTGCATACTCAGGCGCAGTCTCGATCTTCATTTTCGGGAAGTTCTTCTTGAGCATATCCTGCACGTTTACGTTGTAGGTGTTTGTCAGCGTGAGGTATACCTGCGACTCCGGCGACATTGCCAGCGTCAGCGGAGAAGCCATGTCGAGTTCCACCAGGCCGTTCGCCTGCGACTCGAGCTGGCCGTAGAGCGCCTTAATATCGTTGTAGACCCAGATCGCCCCATTGGGATCGGTCGCCTTTTGAGCCCATGTCACCAGGCCGCTCACTTCTGAGATTGGAGCAATGGGCGCCGACAGCGACGGATCGTTGAGCAGGCCGTAATTCGCCAATCCGCTGATCCCGAAGAAGTAGGACTTGTTTTGGAACTTGTTCAGCGTGAGCACAGACGCAATGCGCTGGCGGTTGGCCCAGTCGATGCGTGCGAGGCCCATCTTGTCGAGTTCGCGCTCGCCCCATTGCGTAATGACTTGGTAGGTGTAGGACTGGCGCTGGACCCAGTTCACGTTCGCGCCGGCGATGCCCGTCTCCGAGTAGTCGCCATACGAAGAGACCATGCCGGTCGATTCGACAATGGGGAACATCGAAGTCTCCAGTGTCCAATCGCCCTTTTTGGTTTCCTCTCCGACAATCTCCGTTGCCTTCATCGGAGCCAAGAGAACTTCAATCACCTTGGGATCGATGTAGGTAGACAGGAACGCGGGTATGCCGCTGTTCGAGAGCGTGACAAGTTCGGGCTGGGCATCCATCGCCAGCAGACCGCCGCGCTCTTTCTCTGTGCGCTGTAATTGGGCATCGACGCCCATGAAATGAACGCCCCACTTCCGCGATACTGCTTCAAGATGACGGTCCATCATGCACCCCACGTTGAGATTTGTACCAAGTCGCCCACAGCAACCGCTGTATTCGATTGCGGCGGGATAGCTGTCCAGTTGGTAAGCTGGATTCCGGCGGTGGTCGTCAGATTGTCACCAGCCGAGTAAGAGATTGCAGGCAGGCTGAGAGTGTAAATTCCAGTCTGTCCAGGCGTTCCGCTCACCTGCGATTCGATGACCGTGTTGGCCACAACATAAGTGGCGTTGGTGGCATCCACGACAGGCTGGCCGGGAGAGAACGAACCAGATCCCACCGCCGTTACAGAAACCGTGTATCCGTAGGTCAAGACAGCCGTTGCGGAAGCGACATACTGCGTGCCTGGAGCACTGATCGTATAAACTCCTGTGCTGCCAGTTGTGCCGCTCACCTGAGCAACGATGGTGGCGCCGCTCGGATAGTTCGTCTTGCTGATCGTATCGCCGATGCTGATGTAGGTCGATACAGCGGTGACCTTGACTGTGGAACCGAAGCAGGTAACCGTCCCACCGGTGCAAGTTTCCGCCTTGCTCAAGGTGTAGGTACCAGCCCCGCCGGTCGTGCCGGCCGTCTGCGCAATGATCGTCGGAGAGTCCGTGATGCCAGAGCCGCCCACCGTATCGCCAATGCTGATGAGACCCGTGACAGCCGTCACGACCAGCGAAGTGGAGGCGGTTGAGTCCGCGCCGGTGAAAGTTGCTCCCAGGCTAGCGGTATTGGTCGAGCCGAGCGTTGCGGTAACCGAACCGCCCGTCCCTGCGGCCGTAGTGACCGAGCCGTCCAGGTAGGATGCGTAAATCGATGACCGGCGCGAAATGGTAGACGGGCCAGCGTTGTACGCCAGGAACTCGCCCTGCACCATCAAAGTGACCGGAAATCCAGGAGGAATCAGCGTTCCGGCTGCCTGCAAGTACTGGGTAAGCAATCCCTGCTGATCCCGGTGTACGAAGCCATCGGGCAGCGCCGGATACTGGCCCTGATTGGTGACCGTGCGGCCATCGGCTTCGATCCATGCGAACTTGCCAATGGTCACACCGTTAGGTCCGGCGATCAATGCGCCGCCGTCAGTTGTGAGAGCCGACGCCCTCGGATTGGCGCTTGCGAAGTCTCCTGCCACACCCAAAGGGTTGTAGAGGTTGACCCGCGTCTGAAAACTACCGATTAAAGGGCTTCCCATGATTTTCTCCTCACATCACCTGAATTTGACGGCCCGCGTTTGCGAACTTGTCTTCCACGTTGATGGACGCATCGAACGCCGCACGAGGCGCGGGCTTCGATGCCTGTTGCGCCAGATTGAAGAGCGCACGAAGCGCCGGGACGCCCTTCACGTCTTTGTGGTCAACCTTCATCTGGTCAAGCGCAAATCCGTAAATGCCTTCCGCGGAATCCTGGGCCAGTACGTCGCCCACTACCGAGCGGACCGCGCGGCGCGCTTCATCGGCCTCGCGGAGTTCGGCCTTGAACTCATCCATCGCATGTTTCATCTTGTCCTCTGCCTTCTTCTTCTCTTCCTCGGCATCCTTGGCCTTTGCGTCCTTTGCGCCAAAAGCGCAGTCGCCCCGCTTCTCAGCGGCCACCTTGCCGGCCACCTTGGTCGCGTACTCCTTCGAGTAGCCCTTGCCTTCGAGCTTGCTCACCAGGCCGTCGAAATCGTCGCTGGCGATCTTCCGCGCGTCCTCGGCCTTCTTCTCGTGCTCCTTGCGCTTGGCGCGATCCTCGTCATCCTCTTCCGCGTCCTTGGCCTTGTGCTCAGGCTCCTTCTCTTCCTCTGCGGCCCAGTCCTCGAAAGACATATCCTTGGCGCGCTTGCGGTCTTTGGCTTTGTCTTTCCCATCCTTCTCTTCGCGGGCGTTCTTTTCGGCCTCGGTCTCTTCCTCCGATTCCGCGTCCTTCGCCGCCTGCATTGCGGCCAGTGTCTCAGGCTTGCGCAGTTCGGCGTCCATTGCGAGCAGTTTCGGTTCGAGCGCCCGCAGATCGCACTGCTTGCGCGTGAGGCCGATCACGAGAGGCTTGAGAGCCGCGTCCGCCGCCAGTTTGGGAGAGGCAGCACAGAGGATTGCGTAAAGAGCTTTGCCGAACTTGGTTTCCGTCATTTTCATCTCCAGTCTGCTGTCCGCCGCCATCACATCCGATCCGGCGCGGCCTGATTTAACCAAGGCAACATGGTTGCCCTGAATGTCCCGCATCACCCCATCGTACCGCTGGCCCTCGTACATTCCCGGCGTCATGTCGGCCCGATAGCGATACGAGGCCGAAAGTTCCCGAACGGTATCCGTCTCCACGCCGGCTATCGCTTCCGCATCCCAGATGCACAGGTCGGCTACCAAGTACGGAGCCAGGAACTCCACCTCTGAGCCGATGGTGCCCGCGATTGAATCCTGTTTGGGGTCGTCCGCGCTCACCGCCGTGTGCTGAAACATCAACTGGTTGCGCGCAAAGGAAGGAGCCGCTTTCGCCAGTTCGCCCGGATCGCGGAGCATTTGATACACGCGCTCCGGTTCCAATCCCAGTTGCGCGGCGTCCGGTATCTCTCTGCCGTAATAGGGGTTTACCGTCGCCTTGGAGATCGGCGTCCGCAGAATATGCAGCCGTCCGTCCGCATCGTATCGCCGGTTCTTTAGAGCCGAGTCGCACGCGATCTCCATAAAGCTTCTCCGTTAGAGGCTTGCACTATCGAAAGCCGTTTGCAATAAGACGATTGCAAAAGAAAGGCAAATTGCCTATCATGTAAATGTGAATACGTTTCGTTCCAAGGTGTGCGCCCAAGGGCATTCTTTCAAGAACAAAGGCAAGCGCCAACGCTGCCCTATTTGCCAGAGCGCATACTTGCGGAAGTGGCGGGCGGGGCAACGGGCGTCCAGGGCAACACAGACCGCCCCGCGCAACGGCAACCGATCAACTCCCCCGGAAGAATCCACTTCTTGACCGCCGAATCCCACATGCCTTTACTGATTAGATACCTCTTGCCATTCATGGCGACGTGCGTCGGGCGCGGCGTCTTGCCAGCATGACTATGAAGCCAGATGCCCTCGACAATGCCGAGTTCTGTCTGGCGTGCTGCCTGCACAACTGCGTTCGCCTTGTTGCTCTGGTCGCGCGCAATCAGCACGGCGCGATTCGCCGCCACCTTGTAGCGCCCGCGAATCTCCGCCGCCATCGACTTCAAATCGCGCCCAGCGGCATAGTTCCGCATCACGATTCCCTCAACCTCTTGCAGATATTGAGAGGGTATCGACTTGATTAACCCCACGTTTTCAGCCAACTTCGCTTGGAACGCATCCCGCATGGCGGCGGTCAACTTGAACTCGATGGACCAGCCCGCGTCTCGTAATGCCTGCCGCATCGCGGAATCCGTACCCTTGAATTGATTCTTGAGGAACGATTCGGCCACCTTCGGAGCCATATCATCGAAACGGCTCTGCCAGCGTTTCGAGAGCTTCTCAAACTCGAACTGCATCTGCTTTGCCGGGGACGCATCCGAGGCCAGGATCGGCGGCTCGGCCTTGCGCTGGGCCTCCAGCCAATACTCAACGCTCGCAGCCATCTCGCGGATAAGCGCAACCATGCGCCGCTGGTAACGCTGGCGCGTGGCCGCGTTGGGCCAGATGGGGCGGATTGCCTTTACTTTTCCGGTTTGCATGGCTCGACCTTGGGCTGCGGACACAACATGGGATTGCTGGCCTTAACAAGCAGGTGGATGTCCACCAACTCAATCAGCGTCAGCTTCCGTGGCGGCGAATAGCGAATGTCACTCATGCTGTTCCTCGCGCAAGGTTCGCGCTGAGTTCCGCTTCGTCAGGAGGCGCAATCTCCCGCTCAATGTCGATCCCTTGGTATCCGCTCTCAGGATCGCGGGCCAGACGCTCGCGCTCTTCCTGTGCATCGATCACGCCCCGGTCAATCAGGTTCCCCGACCGAATGCTGTCATTGACCCGGATTGCCGATTCCTGCTCTTCGGTCATTTCGTAGAGCGGATTGAACTCAAACGTGATGTCTGGATCGATCTCCCCGTACATCGAAATCTGAACAATCTTGAGCATGGTTCCAATCGGCGTTCGGTAGAACGCTTCCTGCTGTGCGTGAACCCAGTCGTACCAGATGCGAATCTCGCCCTCAGCGACGTTGCCGAACCCGGACGGCGATATGCCGGTCAGGACCGTCGCTGGCATACGGCTTACCGCACACATCTGCTCCTGCGCCTGGGCTTGTAGCTCGTGCAGGCCACCCAGCGGAACTGCGATCTGCTCCAGTTCCTCGCGGTCCTTATCGAGCGCCATCACGCCCTTGTTGCTCCGGCAGGCCGTAAAGAGCTTGATGCGCGCGAACAGGTTTGTACCATCGTCGCCGCCGGTAAGCACTTGGTCCATTGCCGTCTTCAGGATCACGATGGAAAAATTGTTGATGAGGTCTGAAACGCTTTGTCGGGTACGCAGCCAATTGTTGACATAAGGTTCCGCAAGCTGAGATAGGCTGAGGCCGGAGAAGTTGAATGCGGGCTTGAAGATGTCCGGCACCTCGCGCGTAATCACAATAAGCAGCCGCGTCGCGTCCCAGTGCTCGCCCATCACCCACCAGCTTGACGGCTTGTAGAAATTCGGGCTGGCCGGCGTAAGCGAGTTGTACATCAGAGGCGTTGTCCAGATCGGATCAACGTTCTTGAATCCTTCAAGGCTGTCTTTCTTGATAGTGCGCGGGTCAAGAATAAGCGGCGTCTTCAAATCCGCGCCTTTGATGTTGACGAGGATTTGCCCTGTTCCGTAAAAAGCATCGTGCTCTGCGGCCTTGCGAATGATCTGCTGCACACCGAGCCGCGTGAACGCCTGCTCTATTTCGGTGATCTTCTTCTTGGTTCCCTCATCATCTGTGTCGGTGCTGTTGAAAGTGATCCATTTGCGCGTCAGTTCCGTCGCCAGAGCGCCGGCCATGTTGCGATATTCCGAGCGCAGCGCCAAGAGCATCAAGTACGGATAGCCGGGAAAGCCTTCGATATTGCTGTAGGCATAAAGCTGCGATCCGAACTCCTGCGGCCCCGCGTCTAAAGCCATCCGCGCGCACTCGTAGCTTTCGGCATCCATTGCCACTTGCGCTTGTTGGCCTTCTGGCACTACGCCTTTGGGGATGCGGGGAGCTTGAATGGAGAAGTGAGGCCGGGGCGCGTCTTCCATTGCCCGGATAATCGCGGCGCGAATACCTGACGACGTGCTGCTTGCTTTCTTCATGGGATGTTGACTCCAAAACGATTATGCACCAGTTCGCGCATCTCTTCACGGAGAAAGTACCCCTCGGCGAAGAAATCGCCCATCCGTGTCCATCCGGCCCGATAGTCGAACGGCTGCGCTCCATGCCAGTTCGGAAAGCTGCTCCGAACACTGTCCACCAAGGCCAGTCTACTCTTTGAGTACATCACCGGCTCTGGCTCCGTCAGCAATTCCTCTTCACTCCGTCGTGGTCTCATAGCCTCCCCAGTGCCTTGTCGATTGCCGCTTGCGATATTTTCAGTTGCCCAAACAGCGGATATAGCCGCCGGAGCGCCTGCGTCATGGCATCCACCTGGTCATCATGCGCCGCCGCTGGGAACATCGTAATCTCGGTGATGTATCCCCGCACCCACGGCACAATTTGTTCATAGGGAATCAGCACATTGCCCGCTTCCCACACCCATGTCACCGCATGGGCGCGGGCCAGCTTGGATCCGTCTGGCTCGATTGCGATAAGGCCGGGGACTTGAGCTTTGAGAACATCAATGACCGCCGGCCCGTTAGCTTTGTCTTCAATCAGAATTTCGGTTGTTTGGGGCCAACGGTGGCGCAGCTTAATAACGTTCTTGACCGTCTCGCTAAAGCTCATCCGTGCCCGCATCTGGTCAAGCAGGTAAGCGTTCGCGCCCAGCTTCCCCCATGCTTGCCCCACAACAAAGTCTGTGCCATCGGTGTCCTTGAACGTGCAGTCCCAGGAACAGATCACTTTATCGAACTTTTGCGGGCGATCTTTCGGGGCATAGAAGTGCAAACCCTCATGCTTGAAGACGTTGCCGCCGAGCGGTTGCGGATTCTGCTGATAAAGGGCGGCCCACCAGTAATCGGACGATAGCGCCTTTTGCTCAAGCAGGAAGTCTAGTGTTCGGAGTTCGGGGCAGAGCGCCCCGGCTGGCAGTAATGGGTCATAGCCGGTTTCCTCAGGCGAATTGATGGCCGGGAAGCGCAGATGCGTCAGCCGCGGATTGCCGCGATATTGCTCCAGGATGCGGCCCACAAGATCGTCTTGCGCCCATGAGGTCGCCATAACGACCTGCCCAGATTGCTCACTGAGGCGCGTCGTGAAGACGCTTTGATACCAGGACCATTGCCCCTCTTTGACCGTCTCGCTGAGCGCGGCAGAGGCATCCTTTGTCGGATCGTCGATGATGCCAATATCGAGCGGGCGTCCCGTTAAGCCCGATCCCACGCCGACCGACAGATAGCTGCCTCTACCGCCTGGGGCCGTGAACTCCCCAATCCGGCTAATTGAGTACCTGTCCTTGGCGGCAGGCGCAGGAAAGAGCCGCTGGTGCTCAGGAGAGGCCAGTCCACGGCGAACGTCCTGCGCCATTGTGTTTGCCAGTTCGTCTGAGTAGCTGGCCGCACCGATGCGCCATGAAGGGAACCTTCCGAGTAAATAGGCGGGCAGCTTGCGCGATACAATCTCCGACTTCCCATGTTGCGGCGGAGCCTGGAGAACAAGGATTGGGCGTTTCCCGGCCTGGACATCCTCGATAAAGCGGTCGAGCGCCGCGCAGACGGTATCGGAGAACCAGGAGCGGATGTAGGCAGGAGAGGTGTAGTGGATGTACTCAACAAGCTCTCGACGGGCCTTGCGGCGGTCAAGCAACTCGCGGGCGGCCTCGGAGACGGCAATCATTTCGCTGGCCTGCAAATCGAGCACCCGCAACAGGGATGGTGGCCGGAAGTCGCCGGCACGGGTGCTTTACCGCTGTTCCACCGCCGGGACCGGCACGAACGGTTGCGGCAATGAGTTGGAAGCGGGCGCGAAGCAAACTTGAGCCATTGGTAGCCGCACACATCGCACTGCCAAACCTTAGCCACGCTCTCGCCCATGTGTACATTGTACACGGGCGGTGCTACTTCCCAGCAATAAGCGCCGCCAACTGCCCATCCGTGAAGTCGGCGGCTGTAAGGTTGGCAATCGGAATTGCCCCGCCGTCAGGCCCGCTTATCCCGTGCTGCTCCCGCTGCTGCAAGAGCTGCTTGCCGAGCCAGATCAGCATTGTAGGATTCCCGGCCATCGCAAGCTCGAACTGCTTCCGGCGAACCGAGGCGCAGCACTTGTCCTTGCCTAAGTCGTACTCCTTCAAGAAGTTGCGCTGGATCGTGTCTTCCGAGCAGTCGAGGATCGCCGCGCACTCCCGCTGCGTAAGCCCCACGGCGGCAAGCGCCGTCAGCTTCTCTACATCTATCTGCTTGCCTGCGCCGTTCTTTCTAAACCGTTTATCTGGCACTCAGCACCGCCTTCTTGCCTGT